CATTTCTTCAAACATAATAGCGTATGAAGTGCATTGCATAAAATAGTTATCAATCCATTCTTTCTTTTTATTCTTGCGCGAGGTCTTAAAGTCAATAACTGACAGTTTACCTTCCCATTCAGCGATACAATCTACACGACCAGCCATACGTAAGTGGTCACTGTAAAGTGGGTCCTCGATTGCGTGAATGTTGTCTATGTTGTTCAACACAGGACGAAAACGATCCCACATCTGTTTGTCTAACAAACTAAGATTACTTGTATCTATGTCTTTATTCAGCAACACGTTCTCGCACAAGTCATGTATCTTTGTGCCTCTCGTAGCTGACTGATTACTGATTTTGTTAGCTTCTTCTTCACCAACACGTTCACGCCAGGCTTTGATGGCTTCTCTGGTGTGATATGACATAACGGTGGTGACTGAAGGGTATAGATTTCCTTCAGGTGTACTATAGAACCTACCGTGTTCTGTAACTTCTGCTTCGGGTATTTTTAAATCTATTTCTATTCTTTTAAACATATTTTTACTTATACAAATTAGTGCAACAGTTTTCCCAACCAATACAGTGTCCGGAATGTACTTGGGTGCGCGTTGCCCGCAGATTTTATGGTACACCCTGCAGGAATCGAACCTGCAACCTACGGCTTAGAAGGCCGTTGCTCTATCCGATTGAGCTAAGGGTGCTTACCTATTTTTAAGCAACCATTGTGCTTTATTTAATATCCAAGGATCTCGGTTTGGTAAATTAAAACCAGAGGAGCTGTCCCATTCTTCAAAAGCATAATCAAACCTGTCACTGTAAGCATCAGGATGATCTTTCATTAACTGCTCAAGTTCTCTTGCCCATCCATCAAAAATATGGTCAGGTACAATGTTGTCATCTAAAGCATAATAGATGCAGGAGTGTACAAGTACCTGTAACCGACGGCGCTTGATTAGTTCAGCAATCGGATTCGTAGGGGTCGGAAACTTGTAGCTTTCTTTTTTAGACATTAGTGTACAAAGCTCATTGAAAATTGAGAATGCTCATCATTCATCAGTGCGTCAAAAATATCTTGACCTAACTGATCTATGACCTCTTGGTGACAAGAAAAAATCTGGGATTGATAGCCATCAGTAACGATTAGCATTAGTCACGCACCTCCGTGATATACTTGTGGTCAACAATAACACACTCACCAGCCTCACGACTGATAACAACCTTGCCAGCGGCATTTTTCCACTGGAAGCCTTCGTCCAATTTGATATGGTGAGAGACACCACCACCGTAACAAACACGGCTATGGGTTACTTTGCCGCTGACCGGCTGGTCACCGTTAAGATAAAGACCTTTAACACGCATACCTTCTAAGTTCCACATTATACAGACTCCTGTAGCTGTTGCATTTCATAATCATCTGCGAGATCGTTGAATATACCATACCACTCCTCAGGTACATCCTGGCCTGCCTCGCCTGCATCCATGTGAATATCGGCATCCACAAAGTTCCAGTTGACACGGCCGCGCTCGTCTAAGTTCTCGGGGTTACGGACTGCGTGATGAAAACTCACAATAAGCTCACACAATTTTGCTGTATTACTACTCATAAACATCTCCTCACAAGTTAATTTATCAGTTTATAAGTGATATTATACACGAATCTGAGGAAAAGTCAAGCCCTTTTTGGCCTAAGGAAAACAAGCACTTAGGCCATTTCTGACGTAAGTGCTTGATTTTATTGGTAAAATTAAAAGCGCTTATAAATCAAGCACTTACGAGATAATCGTCCTCGTATTTCATTCTGGCCTCAATATACTCCCTGACCAGTGCTGATCTGACTATATCTTCTGAACCAAATTCGATGGAACAGAAGGATGGCATATTTTCAACGGTTACCATAAACTTTTTAAGTCCTGACAAATCGTTCCTCTTGTAAAGGTCCGTTTGCCTAAAGTCACCACAAAAGATTATTTTTGTATTGACTCCTACCCTTGTCATTATGGAATTGATTTCCATGTCATTTAAATTCTGACACTCATCAACGATAACAATAGAATGGTCTAGTGTGATACCTCTGACAAATGAAGTACACATAAAATCCAAATACTTTTGTTCCATCAACCTCTGATACGGTTGTTGTTTCGTTGGGAAAAGTTCCTGACACATTGATTGGTAGGGTGCGCTATACACCTCAGTTTTCTCATCTTGGTCGCCTGGCAAATGGCCAATTTCACGGGACGGCACAGCAGACCTAACTATAATTACTTTGTCTCTGGTCGAGCCCTTGTCCATTACTTCTTCCAGTGCGCGATATAATGCTATGAAAGTCTTGCCCGTGCCTGCACAACCATGTAGCAAAAAGGCCGGCTTATACGCATACTGCGACATAAACTGGCCTTGATTTTCTGTTTTAGCACTGATTGTTCTGAGGTCTTCAATCCTCATTTTAAGACTGTTGTTTGGACCACCACTTTCATTCTGTACTAACTGAAGATTCTTCTTTGCCATATATATTTCCTATGGGGTAAGTTTAGTGGGCATTATATAAGTTTACATTTTACAGGGTCACTTGTTTTAAGTAAAGCATTTGCCTCCTCTATGTTAATTAAAGTTTCTAGTTCTCCTATAATAGGACCCATTCCTATCATAAAATTTTTTGGATCGTTTAAATCTACGTATTCTTCTAGTTTGTTATCACGTACCCAATCAATAATTTTTTGTTTGTCATTAGATGTGTTGTCATACATTTTGCCTTCTGGCAAAAAATTTAATATAGTTTCATTGCTTATGCCATTTTGAGGCCTTGTCATTTTTTGTTTTACTAGTTCAATGTCATTGTCTTGAACACAATGCCATAAAGTTTTTCCTATGGTATTATATCCTAAATGTAAAGAGCCGTGTAATATCTTACTAGTCCAGTTGTTTATCTGATGTGCTGGTATTGGTTTTCTGTCATTCCCACTTCTACTACATTGAGGTGAATAATTAAAGAATCCACACTTCACTGCATCGTCGCGGCGGGCATGATGTTCTAATGTATGTATATCTTTATTCAATACCTGCATTATATCATAATCGCCTTTTCTTCTAGGATGGTTGGGTGCATACATTTCTTCAAATTTGTGGAATTCTTCATGTAAATAGTTCAAAACTTTTTCCAAATTCTTAGAAGGAACATCCTTTGGCATGACAATTTTTTTTGGATCTACAAAAGTCTCTCCACTGTTCCATCTTTGAACATTCTCATACATTTTATCCCATATTTTTAAAAATTCATCATCTGACCCAAATGTGTGTTTCCAAAAAAATGGATAGATGCTACAGTCTTTTTGTGATAATACATTTTTAGTAACTTCTTTCCATATATTTGCTATGGGAGTATCATATATTTTATATCTTAAGGTAGTTAAATTTGTGCCATCTGAAAAATCAATTTCATAGAACATTTTTACTCCATAATATTGCTGCTAATTTTTTGCACCGTTTCTCTAATCTTAACAGACTTATGATCTTTTTTACCATAGTCGTTAGCCAATGGGCTGTTGGGGTTCGCATCAGCAATTCTGGATAATACTTCTTTGAAACCGGATGGCGGTTTCGTGCGGTCACCCGTGCCTGCTACAAGTCCTGGGGCACCGGTGATAATTGATTCTATTTCAGGATGTTCCTTTAGATACTCAACCTTGGCATCCCAAGACATAATCTTATCATATTCTTCACCCGTTTCGTTGTTACGAAAACTATACGTGGGCATCTAATACACCTCGTCTAACGAGTTCTTTTTTGAGTTTATCTTTGTATTTATTAATACGAGTAGATTCATATGCCGCCACAATATCTTTTGTGGACGTATTGCTCATATAAAAATGATCCATAACCTTTTTTTGAGTTCCATTGCTTTGCTTCACAAACTTAGCAACACTTTTCTTAAACTTAATTGGCATCACGTATTTCCTCCATGTTATCAATAATCATATTTATTACTCTCTTGCCAAGAGAGGATATGAGATCACTGTTTCTTAGTTTTGCTAGACAGGCCCTTATGTACAAGGGATCCAGAGATTTCATAGTGTCTACTGTATATCTCAGTTTGTCGAACCCATACATATTGAGAGCTAAAAGTGCTATGTCTATCTCCTCATCTGTGTAGAATGATAATCTATGACCTATTACTTTAGCTTCACGTATTTTGGGCTTTCTTTTGAAAGGTATTACTTGTCCCATAATAAAGATATTTATTCCTTAATAAACTTTTACATCATATTTTTCAGCAAACTTTTGTGCATCAGCACGAGTATTGACAATAGGATGTCCTTTTATGTTCAAACTCGTATTCAGTAACATAGGACACCCTGTTTCTTCATACCAACGTGTTAATAGTATATATAACCCAGGATTAGAATTATACGTTACTGTTTGTACCCTACTTGTATCATCTTTGTGAACGATTGCAGGGAACAAGTGTTTGTGTTTACACTTCACAACCTGTTGCATATAAGGCGAATGAAAAGTCTTACTAACCTCAAAATAATCAGCAACATCATGTTGTCTAATAACAGGGGCAAACGGTCTAAACTCCTGTCGCTGTTTTATCTTGTTCACAGCATCTTTCATTTCTTCACCACGTGGGTCTGCTAACAAGCTACGGTTGCCCAATGCTCTTGGGCCAAATTCTGCTCGTCCATTTGCTACTCCAACTATCCCATATTGTAACAGTTCTTGTAGTAGTTTGTCAACCGGATATTCGCCTACTATTTCATGTCCTAAATAGGGAGTGTGAAAATTTACTTTTTCTTTTAGTCCTGCAAGTACAGCACCAAGTGATGACCCCGCATCGCCTGGGTTAGGCATTATCCAATGCTCTTTGAAGTAATGTGGTATCAGTCTGTTAGCAAGACAGTTTAAGGCACAGCCGCCCATGTAAACAAGTTTATTCTGACCTGTTATTTCTTTTGTCTTATTCAACAAGCCATGTAAGTATGATTCAAATACTCTTTGTACAGCAGCCGCTATGTCAAACTTATCTTGTTCTGACTTTAGTTCTGGCCGCCACCAACGAACACCTTTGTGTAGATTTTTACCATGTGTTAGTTTTTCTATCTCGTCATAGAATCTGTTAGAGTCACCGTAAGCTGCCATGCCCATGAGGATATATTCATCTTCGTTTGCCTTGAGTCCTAACCTGTCTGTAAAGGCACTGTAAAAAAGTCCTAAAGATTTTGGGTAACGTGACGACCAAACTTTTTTCTCATTTTTCCAGATTGAGGTGGTTGTCCATTCCCCTATTGCGTCAACAACAAGCGTAGCACAGTCAACAAAGTGATTTGGTCTTGTATAATACCCAGCAGCCCAATGTGACTTGTGATGGTTGCCCCATTCTATTACACATTTAGGATTATAGCCTACCTCTTTAAAATATTCTCTTGGATTTTTATACCAGTTCTTTTGGCCTGCCCATATTCTACGGGTTGCTTTGAGTAGAGGATTCTCATACCAAAATATTATATCAGGTTCACCATACAACATGGCTGCTCTGACAAGGCCTGGGCACAGGTTTTTATCATTTTTAATTTTACTGTATCGTTCAGAATGTGAGGCAAAGGCAATGTATCCGTCTTTGATAACAGTCAAAGCCGCATCATGGAACCCTGCACTTACGCCCCAGCTAATCATATATAAACGGATCCTGTTCTCTCAACTTCTTTAATTTTTCTTCAAGTTCATTTTGTTTATTTTCTTCAGTTTCTAATTCTTCTTTATTAGTATCTTCTTCTTTATCTGTCATATTTTTTTCCATTCCAGTTTATACGCTTTTAATATAGCTTCGTATTGATCTAACCAAGTGTTTTCATATCTTTTGCTTACAAGTGTGTGCATATTATCATCTGCAAAACCAACTTCTACTACATTGTTATACCTATATAATTTTTCTTTAAACTTATCAACTCCTTCTGGAGTATTAAGATTGTGATAATCTGCATCAATTCTGGCTAGTATACATTGTCCCAGTGCCAATCTAGGATCATCAATTTCCCATCCATTTTTTTCTAACCAAGCCTTGAATCCACTTTCTTCAGCATGCTCATACAAACATTTTGGTTCTTCGTAAGGTTTGGCTCCCATCCAAAAAATATTAGTTTCTCCCCTCATATAAACTTCCGGGGTGATATTTTCTTTCTCAATATAATCATCTCCGTCATCAAATGCTTCTTTCGGTGTTTTTCCTAATTGACTATAGAAAGGAGTTATTGTTCCAAATTCGCATAGAGTTGGCACATATTCTTTATAATGTTCTAAAGTTATATTATAATACTTTGTGTGATTTTTGTAAATAACTTGATCGTGGTGTTGATTAGAATAACTCAAACCAATAGCAGCACTGTGTCCGTTCCCCCACCATTTTTTTTGATTAATCGCTTCTATAGTAGATTCTATCTCATGGCAACAATAATTTAATTCACCTATTGCCCAGCGAGCGATTTGCGTTTCGAAAGGCTCTTTTAAATCACCCCCCTGTAGTAGTTTATACCATTTACTAGGAGCCCACGATTGTCCCATTAATGTTTCAAAATGATGGTGTATGTCATTCATTATATCTCTATACTCTGGCCCCAACAATTTTTCTACTGTAAAATATAAATCAATGTGTGGGTAACCATATTTTGCCATCTTTTCATTTACAGTATATATTGCAAAATTCATTTCATCACACATTCTAGGCAGGCCTCTAAGTGGATGACGATCTTCAGGTGAGGTCACAAACCCCTTAAACATAAATTTTTTATCCAATAAATACTTTCCAGCATAGGCAGTATCCAACAAAAAATTTTCTAGCATAGATTTACGCCAGAGATCT